AATCATTTTTAAATTTTTATATAACATGATTCGGCCATCTAGGAGCGTTAACTTCTGGAACATTCATGAAGTTATAACTATATTCATAACACCAAGAGTCCAATAAATTGCTCCACAAGTTACTCCAAGTGTTATTCCCAAAATGCTGAAAGTTGTGCTTATTGTGGCATATTCTCTCAAACGCAAATTCAAATGCTTTGATAAAATCCCTCTCAGCAGGTTATTATAAACACCGATGTTAAGAAGAATCCCACGAAGAACCATCTAAACTAATCTGGGTATGACCCATATTCAATTTATTCCGAGTCGATGCCAACTCTCTAATTCGCTATAACAACCCATCATGGCCTTGACCATGAATACAAGATTTATCAACTTCCTTTAATATCTATATGGGAACTTACTAAAAAGCACCAGTTATTCCAGACTTCTTGGCACTCATAGCGCCAAATAATCTGGACCTAGCATCTACTCCTGATAAAAAATCGTTAACTAAATCTGTTTCTTATATATTGCGCTTCTATCCAGTTGTTTAGTCCGTCATAATGTGTACTTCGCCCTTCTTCACATGCTACATAATAGAACCGCAAAAATCAACTTTTCCGCAATCAGAATATTGATCTAAAAAGTTCCTTTAATACGTCCGAATTTTAGCGTCAGAAAATTCAGTCCTGTTTAATGAATCATAAAAACTATGTGTATCAAGAAAATGTTCAATGACGTCAGACTACCTTGCTAAATCTACAGCTTGTTTAATATAATCATGACAAACTTCCTTGTAACACTATAAATATAACTCATCAGGCATCAACCGCCCTGACATTTGACGACATTAAGCTGCAAACTGATTCTGCAAAATTTAAGAATGAAATTCATACGAGTTAACTCTTTAACCATCAGAAATAACTTGCCAACCTGATGGAACGCTAGTTTAAGTCTTGTCCGTTACTACTTCATACTTCTAAACTTTTCTATTGTATTTGCTAGGCAACTCATTCTATAACAATAGATTCTTAAATGGCTCAAGCATATAAGTCTGATACTCGTCCAGATCGTGGATAACTAACTTATTTGGATTCGAGATGTCTTAAACCATTTATTAAGTAATCTCCTTAGTGTAAAAGTAATCCGTAGAAATCTCATTACTACCTCGATACTTATTAGACAATCTATTCTATTTTGGCGCTCTTATATTGTCTATAGCTATTCTCAACTTTTAATTTGCAAGACTTAATCCATTTAACTAAGCTGTCACTCTAAGGTACTCTAAACTCCTCACAGGAATAGTTTATATGTCAGGTAAAATAAGCCCATCAGCCTTAATATCATTGGACAGTCCATTCAAATATATCTTCTGCAGGTTCTCAACTTTTATAGCTGAATGAACTTAATGCGTCCTAGATATTAAAGATAATGGATTATAAAAAGAACCAACTCTTTTCCAAAAGTTTTGAATAAAAGTTGGTATCCCTGCCTTATCTTCGACAACATACAACTACAATTCTACGAAATTCTTCTAAGTTAAGAATCCTCCGGTCATACGGGTGAATATCGTGGCTCTACGATATTCTACCTGTAATACTTGCAAATCGTTCTTGTTCTACTTGGGACAAACTGCGAAAACCTTATTCTTGTCTGCATACTTCATGAGTTGATATTACAATTCTTAAAGCATGTTCGGTCCACCTAAATAATCCACCTCTACATCAGACAAAATTCGTTGCACGTCTTATGACCGTACATAAGAATAAGTTATGCTTCTATTAGGGTAACTGGGAGCCCACATATTAGCAAGTTTGCTCGCAGTAGCGGTCTACTTGACATTCTAAGACCACTGTGTGATATACTAGGTGAAGAAATCTTTCTACTATGAAAATAACAAATTAGCAGGTACTAAGTATTGCAACTTCCGTTTACCGTTCCAAAATTTCGTTGGGGATATATCACGAAAAGCGTCATACCATCCGAAAGGTATAACTTAAGTAGGTTCTTCAATGTGCACAACATCGTGCTAATAAGTTACAGTCGTGCCCCTACTATATTGTGTCATGTGCGCTATTAACCTATTAAAATTGCTCTACGATACACAAACACGACCCTCGCCTTATGCCAACATATATGAACCTTGAACAGGATTATGGTTCGTTCCTGTCGTATAAACGGTGGCATGCAAACGCACATTATATGTTGACAAATAATAATGAACATCGTTCATTATTATATGATTATTATTATCCTCAAAACTATTATTACAGTTATAAATGTCTTAATTTGACCGAATATTGTACAAAGGATTATTGCCAGAAAAATGGTACGTTGAGACGTTCTCAAATTGTCTTTCAAATTCTTACAATGTGCATTTGAATATGTATTATTATACATTCCTTTACCCAAAGTGCCACATGTCTACGTCTCCAAACTGATCTTTAACATAATGCTCCTATATATGCTGATTAAAATATTGGGAATCATAAGCATTATTACCATCAGCAGGACGTATATGATAAACATAGACTTAAGGACACTCCTGCTAATGCTTGCATGGCTGCTAATTTAACACGTCAAACTCTCTACAACACTACCACTCAAACCCGATCTGTTACAATCGTTATTGAGTATTAGTAATTATTTTCGTTGGGTCAAGCTGTGCGTTATAATCCTTGATCGCTTCGGCTCGGATATTTTGGTAATCCTCTTCTGACAATACGGCGTTACATTTGCTATCTCTATGTAAAGCCAACAAATGCTCATCTTAAGGATGTTCTAACAAATAAATCTTAAAACACTCATTCATGAATTAATTGCTGTAACCGTAAGTCCTAACGATACTATTTGATAAATTGGACCCGTACGACTGCGATTCAACTTATCCCATAAATATCTCAACGTCACGAGGCTCAAAATGCCTTTCTACCGGTTCTTCATATTCACCTTTCTTCTTCATAGACTTAAGTCGCGGCAACTAACCGCTTCCTATGCCTTGAACTACCCTCTTGCTCTCTTCAACTAAGGTATCACAAAAAGATAAATATATAGAAAAACAATCGTTACATATTCCACTCTTAGATATAGATAATAAGTAATCAGTCAATTATGGCTGTTATTAAATTATTATACCTAATCTCCCATACAAAACTTTTCTAATGCGAATCTGAATATCGCTATCCAGTTTAGCCACTTAAGAAGCCATCTTATCAAAATTCCCTATAATCAAATTAATATCCTTACGAAACATATCATACGATACGCTCGACATAGTGGCAAACTTCGAACCAACATGAAATACATGAGCTACTTTGTTCCTTTCCCTAACTTTATTAGCGCAGACTGTCAAATTTTAAGCTAACAAAGTATCGTTAATATATCTGCCGAAAGAATGTCCTCCAGTAAAACTGTTTCCTTACGCGTCCGATTTATTAACTCCACTAATAAAATTCGACAAATATTGTACGCAACTTGAATTTAACTACCCTTGAAGCTAAGCTATAACTTCAACCTTTTTCTCAGAAAATTAAGAGACCTTGAACGTAGGTTTTCGAACACCTCGCTCTTTGGCTTATTTCTCGTTTTACTCAGAAAACAAAGCTAACAACTCACCATAAACTACCTAAGAAACATTCGAATTAATTAATGATGGCTTATAATTTATTACATTTATGTTAAGAGCCTAATGAGATTACTTCAACCTAGTCTACTTAGCTAAATATCTGTCCTTGTCTTACTCAAGCATCATAGAATCGTTACTACTAATTAAACGTTTAGGGTTAAAGAAAACTCGATCGTCATCTATCTTGGCTACAGCATTCTAATCATAATTAGTAATCTACTTACTAATCTTTTGAATTTATTGAACTTAACTCTGCAACCCGTTCAAAACATATGTCTTCTATTGCTCCAAAGATTATTTAAAATCCGCCTGTAAACCTACAGATATCTTATAATCTTTCAATAACATATAACTGCTCTCAGCACTGTACACGTTAGATTTTGCTTTCAATAAGTCGTGGTAAAATAAACACTACAGCTACGACTTCGGATCACGAGGAATAAACCAAACTTTGAACAACTTATAACAATACAATTTCCACGACAATTCCTAGTCCTTTTCATCTACCAAGGGCAATTTCTTATAAAAATCAGAACCTATAGAAAATTTGCTAACTATAGAACGAACCTTATAATAAAATCGCGCTTAATATTCAATTATTTGCTTCTTCTTTGTCTGTAGATCTGAACTCTTATATTTTAAATTGTTCATGTCGGCAGAATCTTTATTACTCTAATAAGCCGCAAGACCCGCTTTCATCTTGATATTCAAAACTCTCTATTATCTGGTCTTCTTCTACTATGCCCTGGATTTCTGCATTTGCTTCAATTTCTATCTCTCTTAATCATTCAAGGCAATTTCCCCGTCGATCTCTCTTCTATAAAACGTTATCGTATTCTCAAAATGAGTTTAAAACATTTCAAAAACGTCTATTATTGAAATGACTTTCATATCCTTAAAATCACGTTCACAAGTATACTACATGCAATGTCCAACAGAAGACTAGTCTAAATTAACGAGAAAACCAAACCTGCCAAATAACGGAACAGATCCATTTCTCAAACAAACTAGATCCACTCCACACTTAGCAACTAATTTTGTCAGCAGCTCTAACGGCAAAAAATTAGCCTTTGACGTGTTGGTATAATTCTACATCAATTCATATATAAGATGTGGCACTTGACCGTAAAGTTCCTTATCCTATATTTACTTCCAATACTGCTAAGTACTTCTCTTCTATTCCACACATATATCCACTGAAACAAGCAAATCAATTAATTTAATCCAATCTGCGAGTGGTGAACGCTCTACGAAATTCAATATCGAAAAATATGCACAACCCTAACTTGGATTGTTAGACACTTTAACCGTCTTCGTGAGCAGCGGCAGCGGCAGCGAGTCTGGCAGCTTAAGCTCTTTTGAAAGTTTCTTGGGCAGCTTTGACGGCAGCGTGGTCTAATTAATATTAAATTTCATATGATTTTTAGGTACGTTCCAACTCACGTTAAATTCGTACAAACTATCCTTACGTTTTAAAAAGCGCATCAAATCCAACATTTATGCATCCATGTTAATAGATGCACTACCTCCACTAAATTTCCTCAACATGGAAATCTACAACTCGTTAAAAGCTGCGACGTTATTCTAACATTATAAAGTACTAGTATTTGACGCTGAAGTAGTGCCCCCCTTAACGGTAGGCTATGCATCTCCTTTAATAATGTCAGGAATTATGCAATGATACATCTCATAAAAATCCAAATCATCGATGTCAAAGTAACATTGCAACTCATCTGTATACACAAATGCGTGACAAAAAATCTCATTCCTTAAAAT